GTATTAGAGAACAAAGTCTTACCCGCACCAGTAACTGAATTTTGTAATATATGGTACTGAGCATCGTTGCGACATTTTAGCCAAACCAAGTCAGGACTAAATCCCACCCCGTTAATGCTTTGTGTGCCACCATCACCTGCATATAAAACTGTATTTTGCCCTGTGGCTTGAGTGGTAGGAGTCATCGGCAAGTAGAAACCATTCGTGCCGTATGTGCCTGTGTACGCTAGAGGCTTCCAAGTACCGTTGTCATCGTACTCACCGAAGTCTGAGGGTGTCAGTTGCTGACCGTCAATGAAGTTTACTTCTGTTAGGTATCCGTCAAGGTATCTGTCTGGAGAGGTAGAAGCGCCTACTGTTGCTCCCACAGCGTGTAGATTTCCAGAAACATTAACGTAAGTTGTGTGACCACTTGAAGGATAAGTACTTAACCTTAATGAAGTTTGTTGAACGCCATTAACATATAATTTTATTCGGTTTGTACTTGTACCTTGATCAGTATCAACCGCACAAACAAAATGATACCAAGCTGAGGGGTCTCTAAAAAGAGCATTTGTAGCTAACCTTAATGTGTAAGCAGAGCCGTTAAATTCAAATATTTGAAACTCATCGCTGTTATTAATAAGCATGGATAAATAAGCATTTGACCCACCAGCGTGATCCGCAGAAAACAAACTTAAATTTGTAGCATTAGGCCCTTTTTTTACCCAACCACTCCAAGTCCACTCTGTCCTGTCACTTGTGCTAGAGGGAGTCCTATTTAAATAAGCAGACGCAGAACTACGTAGTCTCAGACTATCGTCAATTGTATAGTCATCACCAGAAGACCCAAACCCTGCTTGAAGTAAACTCATCCAAAGCTCCTGCTTACTGACACATAAGCATTTGTTCCGTTATCAAAGTAACTCAGCGTGTATGTTCCAGCCACCGATATAGCCGTTAAGTCAGCAGCGTTAATTTTAGTGTTAGTGTGTGCAGAAATAGCGTGGCCTCCTGAATTAATCAAAAGAATAAAACCACTCTGACCAGAGGTGTGATTGGTAAAGGTTAATGCCCCTGCACCACTCGGTGTGCATTGAAAGTTGTTGGTGACGTTTTGATCAAAAGAAAGATCATTGTCTGTTGTTATCGTCCCTCTGAATGGTGCTGTTAGCGTATCAGCAGTGTCAGCTTTTAGAATATCCGCATCAAATGCCTCTACGTTTGACCCAATAGCCAAACCCAACGCTGTTCTAGCGTCAGATGCATTAGAGGAACCTGTTCCGCCGTTAGCTACAGCTAAATCATTTGTTAGCGTTAACGTCGCAATAGTTACTGCATTAGGTAAACCTACCGTTAAAGTTTGCCCACTCGCAGAAGTTTCTATTTCGTTTGATGTCCCTGCAATAGTAAAGTTTTGACTGTCTAAGTCTACCGATCCAGAACCAGAGCCCCCTGCAAAGTCAAGATCTTGAGCCGTGACAGTACTGTCTACATACGCTTTAATAGATTGTTGCGTAGCCAACGAAGTGGCGCTATTAGAAGACATATTGTCTTCATCAAGAACCGCTGTAACAGAGACAGCACCGAGACGCAAGCTATCGAAATAAGCATTATTAAACACATTAGCGGCAACAGCACCAGAGCCCCCACCATTGAAGTAAACCACGGCAGTAGTTCCTGCTGGAATTTCGTAATCATTGGAAGCATTGTACGTTCCTTGAAAGACTAAAATACTGCGGCTGGCCGTTAGGGAATTCCTAATGTAGACTATTTTTTCGGCATCGTTTGGGGTTAGTTGAACAAAAACTGTTCCACCTAAATCTCCTCCATCGGCAAAAATAATTAACCTGTTTCGTCCATTAGAGGTGCTTCCATTTGTAACAGGGAGCGCATTAGGCGACCCGCTGCTTCCTGTAGCACCTACGGTTATTGTAACTTGCCCGTCTAAAGCAGTATCAACTAGGCTAAGATTCGTGTTGGTTGTGGCCCCCCAGGTTCCGGATTGTTCCCCGGTGGCTATGAGCTCAATACCGTTATTAGTAGTATATGTACTTGGCATTTTTTACACCTTATTATGCGGCTATTCTTACCCAGTCAGGGGTTTGAGATGGTTGTATGGTACTATAACTTGGATTTTGGTCTGGTACAATATTTCCCCAAACCAAGACGTTACCCACCGAAGTGGTCATAGACAATCCTGTAACGAATATTTTTACGCCACCTTGACCTATGACCGAACCTACCGCCGATGTGGCGGAAACTCCAGTAGTTGTTACAATTGCTGCGGCATTTACCGTTACACCGCCAACTGCTGAGGTAGCCGCTAACCCTGTAACCGGTACATCTGATTCACCTATAACCGTTACAGAACCAAAAGCACTTGTTGCTTGAAGTCCTGAAACAGTTGCATCAGCGTTGGCTGAAGCAGTAACCGCACCTACTGACGCGGTTAACCCTGTTAAAGCGTTATCCTGACCCCAACCGCTGTCGCCCCAAGCAGAAGCTGAACTATCCCAGCCTTTGTAAGCGGCAACAACATTAGCCATTAAGCAATCCTTATAATGGCATTACTTGCGTCAGCAGTTGGAAAAACAACCGTAAAATCACCCGTCGTAGAGGTCTTATCTGCACCAAAATCAAGCACTATTACCGAAGGATTGGTCACAGAAATAGACGTTGTGTTAGGCGTACTGTTGTAAATCAAAGCGCCTCTAGCTGTAATACTAGAGGATCCCCACGTTTCATCGGCGAAATCCGTAAGTGCGGTAGTGCCGCTGACGGTAGGGGATACATTAGTTAAAGACTCTCCACCCGTACTGTATCCATTACCGTTAGCAACTTGATTGCTGGTAGTGTATGCCGTAGTAGATGCATTTAAGGTAGCCGAAGACGTATAAAGTGCAATTTTAAACGTATCGGCCCCGTTCGCAAAATCATGTACGCCAAACATTAATTCTTTTTTAAAGGTGGTACACATAAAATTACCGTTAAAAGCCATGTTACATTCTCCTTATTAATTCAGCTAAATCTTTATGCCCCGCATTAGATAAAGCATTATAAACTGTAGTTCTATCACTTTTAATAGCTTCTTTCATGTAAAAAGATAGGACCTTAATTAAATGTGTTTTAAAAGCACGAGCTTGATCTCGTATTATCGGATTTGCAGTATCTGAAATTGATATTACTTTGTCGGCACACCGTTCTGCAACTTCTTCCGGAGTAAAACCCCTGTTTTCAGTGGTTTTCACATCTACTTTAAAAGTAGGTGTAATGTCTAAATTCAAGGATGGAACACTCATTGTTTAGCCCTAATAATTTTTCCAACCCTATATTCATCCGTAACTTCTTTAGCTTCACCAAACATTTTCATACCCACTAAAGCTTCCCCAAATCTTTTTTCATAGAGCGCTACCAAGTCTTGCTCACCTTTCATATAAGTATACGCTTCTAACAAGCTTCCATAAAGGATAGCAATTTGAGCGTTTTCACTTAACCAAGTAGTGCCACTATCGGAACCCGCCGTTAAACTAGCGGGTCTATAAAAGTAATGTAATTCAATAACGCTGGCTGCGTTTGGTGTCGGGCCTATAATAAAATGATTTATGTCGAAAAGCGCATAATACCTAGGGTTTCCTTGCGTAGCGGCATTAGGGTTAAACGATTGTACAAAATCGGTATCTTTAAACTCTAAAAATTGATGCTCGTTGTTAGAATCTACAAAAGACAACGAAAAAGGCGCTAAAAAATCACTCGGGGCGGACAAGTACTTATTGTTTTGAGTTAAATTACCACTGACATTTTTTCTAAAAAGAGTTAGTTGAACGTTCTTTAAAATACGTTCTTCCGCCTGTTGAATGAAAACAGGTAAGTTAGTAACAAACGAAGTCTCATCGTTTTCTGTGTAGTCTTGTATAGCTTGTTTTAACTGAGCATAAGTAAAACTCATGATGTAGTCACCGTAACCAAACCAACTTGAGAAAAACCTGTGGCTGGCCTTAAATTTTCATTTTCTACAGTAGGTAATCCAACATAGACATCCATAGGTTCTACCCGGTCTGGTCTGGCGTTTTTTAACGCTTGTGGATCTACCACTTTTCTAAAAGGGCCTAATTGAGGATGCTTGGGCTCGTATTGATCCGGACCGACTAACAAGCCATTCCACTCTTTTCGCATTACTTTGTACCGATATCTTAACCCCGATCTATCGCAGATGGCCCAAGAGTTTTTACCTGAGGCAAACTTAGCCATTACCTGTAGTAACCAACGCTAGGTACAACATTAAAAGAAGCTCTATCCCGATCCTCGTCAGCGGCCCTTTGAAACTCTTCTTCGTAAACAGATTTCAATAAGGGTGTTCTTTGCGGGTTTTTCTTCAAAGACAAATAATAAGCTAACCCTGCGGCAAGACACGGATAAAACCTAAAAGGCATATCCATTGTATTCGTGTATATATCCGCATCGTCCATACGAGTAAGCGCATCATAGTATATAGTATATGACGTGCTGCTATCCGGAACCGGCCACACTTTTAAATTTGGCGTTATTTGTCGGTCTAAGAAAAACTGATTAGGTCGTCCTGTGCTTGTTTTTGTAGGTATCGTAATGTAGTCATCTCTACTTAAACGCAAAAGAGAGTAATCTGTGCCAGAAACCCGAACAACAACACTTAAAACATCAATCACATCCGAAGACAAATCATATTCGCCGTCATTCGCCGTCAAAGTTAAAGATCGTTGTTTGATTGTCCATTGATTTAAACCACGATTAGACCAATCAGCAAGCATTAGATTAAGAGAACGTTTAGCTGTCTTTAAGTCGTAACCTGTCCTAACCTCTAAGCCACAACGCTCAAAGGCTTCTTCGATGTAATCTGCTACATCTAACTCAAAATCTTTGCTCCCTGAAGTAGCCATAATTAAGCCTTAACTAGTTTATAACCTTTTTCTTTAGCTTCTTTACGCAGTTCGGTTACAGTCATTTTTGACACATCTCCGCCTTCTTTCATTTTCTTAACCATACCACCACCGCGCATCTTTTTAACCATACCACCACCGCGCATCTTTTTAGGGGCCATTGCCATTTTGTAATCTCCTGTAAAGTTCTTCTCTACGTTTAAAAATATGAGAAGCATTATACTCCTCACCATAATTATCATAATACCCGTTTTTCTTTATTCTATGCGCTGATTCTTGCAATTTTGACAGCCTTTGGATAAAAATCAAAGAGTATTCTACTTCCACTAAGGCTTCAAAATCAGCCTCTTCCGCAAACTCAGTAGCGTCATCATCTGGGTGAAAGCCTACTACCCAAATGTCTTTATCAATAAACCAACCTTTAGAAATAGCTGTATTCATTTCATCTAAATAAGTGTGAAACTCTTC